GATGTGAACCATCTCATGTGCTAACGTGGCCAAGATACCTCTGGCACCTAGACCTGGATGAACCTCAATTAAGAATTCTCTTGGTTGTTTTCTGGAGTTGTAATCTTCTATGCTACAAAATCCATATTCGTTTATCTTACTGTCGAAACGTACAGTAGTGAAACAATTGTTACGTATTCTTGTATTGGTAATCAATTCTTTGGCGTAGAACTGGATAGACCTCTCAACGAAAGGCTTGAATGATTCCTCGGGACAGTTTAGAATCTTCAAATTCATGCGAACTCCAGTTTATTTTTTAACCGATAATACTCACTCCTTAGCTATTTATGGACTTACATCTTTTCCACTTTGATACCAGATTTCTCAAGGAAGTTTAATCCTGCCATGTCCCTATAACTATTCCGATAGTATACAGAAGATATACCGCTTTGGTATATAAGTTTGGCACAGTCAAGACAAGGAGCGTGAGTAATAAATATATTAGCATCAAGACCGCTTTCGCTTGATTTGGCCAGCTTCGCAATTGCATTAGTTTCAGCATGAAGAACCTCAGGTTTAGTTTTCAACGTTACGGTATCATCGCTGTGTTGAATAGTATCTTCACAGTTATTATCCCATCCAGACGGCATTCCGTTATATCCAATTGATATAATTCTGTCATCCTTAACAACAATTGCACCAACGTGTAACCTTTTGGCAGAGGACAATTCAGCAAAGGTTTCTGCAACCTTCATAAAAGTATCAAGAAATTTCTGTTTCATTTTGTTTTATAAATGGTGGGCCGACTTGGAATTGAACCAAGACTCCGCCGATTATGAGTCGGAAGCTTTACCATTAAGCTATCGGCCCCCTTGTTTATTTAATGTATTCTAAACCGTCTTTACGCATCCAGTGTAACTGTTGTGTCAATTCATTGGATGGAAAAAACTTAGACACACCAATGAACTCCACACCTTCAATTTCTTTTGAAGGCCAGTGTTTGAATGTATAGTAAACGTCCAGTGTAGATTTTACCCGCACTTTTATTGGACTTGGTGTTTTGATGTTTCGGTTTTCCAATTTCATAATGATCCTATTATAGTCGAAAAAAAGGGCTCTGTCAAGAGCCCCTTTAAATTATTACCGAAACTTGTCCGGATAATTTAATCGTTCCCATTCATCATCGGATACTGGCCACCAGTTCATGTTGGCCATCCATGTAAACGTTGTAGGTTTATTTGTTCAAACCTGCGTTGAAGATAGTCAATGTCTTCCACAGTCTTAGGATTGTTAGAAACAATGTATGCTTCTAACGCTGATCCGTAAGTCTGTGGTTTACCAAAGTTCCGTAAGAACTTGGATAAGAATTTCATTTCTCATCCTTTTCTTTCACAACGATTTTCTTGATTGCATCTTGGCCTTTGACCATGTTTGCTAACCAAATCTTTAACATTCCATTGGTCATTTCAGCATTTTCAATTTCAATTTTGTCATTGAGTTTGAATTCACGGCTGAAATTACGATTGGCGATACCTTTGAAGATAAAGTTTTTATCGTCTAGTTCTTCATCTTGAGTATTACCTTTCACAACCAATTTGTTACCTTCTAGTGTAACTTCAATATCAGATTTGCCGAAGCCAGCAACAGCGATTTCGATAACGAACTTGTTATCTTTGATCTGCTTGATATTGTATGGAGGGTAAGAAACGGTCTTGGCGACTGTCTTTGCCATGTCTTGTAGGTCTTTGAACATATCTTCATAACCTACTGCGAATGGATCAAACTTGTGGAAGTCGAATAAACCAGGTAGTTGTAGCTTTGTCATAATTGCTCCTTAATAAGCGAGTTTTTAAAATTGCAACCCCGAAGGCATTGCATAAAATCCAGGTTACCTTATCTGGTCCGAACTTTCGTGCCGGAGGTGTAATTACACGGACGCCTTTTACCGTAGCATCTAACGGCCCTAAGGTGGGCCTATTATATCTTTATTTATATTGGGTGTCAACCGTTTTGTGGTTTTTTACCAATATTATATTTTGGTACCAATTGCCAGTCTGATTTTTCTTTATGTGAAATGATCTTCACTTGAGATAGAAAGATTGGTACTGGAACTTCAGTTTGTTTTTTGTCAACAATCTTAACTAAGCCCCAATCTTCCAACAGATTTACAATAGCATTTCTGCGTGATAGGTCATTCTCAGTTAAATCAGTTTCTTTACCATCAAGAGCAAATAACTCTTTGAAGTGAACTATGTAATATTTACCACGTTTGTGTAGAATATGGCAAGATTGATACAGTGTATTGTCCTTCTTGGAAGCAACACCGATACGTGTTAACGTTTCACGTACCTTCAAAAAATCATCACTTTCTTCTAATAATACCTCAACTAGATCCTTAATTTCAATCATTTCATTCCGCCTTTAATTGTTTTTATTTTTATTTCAGCGATTTGTTCATCTGTAAGAATACGTAGAGCATCTTTTGCTTTTTGGTTTGAATAACCAAAATAAGTCTTTACAGATTCAATATCAACATCTCTATTAGACTTCTGCCACGGTTGGTACGTCCGTTTCATAGGTCTGATATTATTTAGAAGATACTGGTATTGCATGTCAGGATCAAGTCCTGGCCACATATTCATTTCATTTGAATACAATACACAATCTACATGATAGGATAAAGAACGATTAATGAGGAATGGTTTATATTCTTTGAAGTTTAATTCATCAACGGGTTTCTTTTTGTGTAGTAATAAATCTACAAATTCGAATGGTGTCATTTGAATTCACATTCCACCATGATTTCTGTAAGACAGGCAATGAGATTAATCTCGTGGTCTGCTACGAATGCTGCTTGGTATTGATACTTAGCAAGAATTAGAACCAATTGTGGAACTGAATTAGGTTTAAGAATCTCATACAATGCATCATAGATGTTTCTAAAGATACGTGTTTGGTCATTATCCAAGTTCATTGTAACCCATTTACGGCAGGCTGCAAAGTCTTTACCTTTTAAGGATTTAGTGAGTTCTTCCATTCGAATATCAGAAACAGATGCAAGGATGCCATGGTCAATACTTCCAGAGATTCCATAACGTTGCAATTCATTTAGAATACGGCGATTGTCAGGAAAGTGTTTAGTGATAACCGCAGCAACAACATCTTTACTGTACGTGATGTTCTCTTGTGTTAGAATATATTCCACACGTTTGAAGAAAGCGGATGCCATCTTGGCTTTGCTGCCATTGGCCTTGAAATCAATTACTGTACAACGTGAATGAATCGGATCAATAATACGATTTTTAAAGTTACAAGTAAAAATGAAAGAACAATTCTCTGCATATTCTTCAATACCTGCACGTAAGATTGCCTGAGCGTTTGGTGTTAGATAGTCTGCCTCATCCAAGATGATGACCTTACGACCACCGGTGAGTGACATTGACGAAGCATAGTTCTTGATTTTGATACGAATTGTATCTACACCATTTTCATCCGAGCCATTGATGATAATGTAATCACAACCAACCTGTTCACAAAGAGCTCGTGCAACAGTGGTCTTACCCACACCTGCGGAACCTGCAAACAATAGATTGGGAATCTTATTTTGGTTTACAAATTCCTGGAAGGTATTTTTAAGACCTTCTGGTAGAATACAATCCTCAATAGTTTTAGGACGGTACTTCTCTACCCATAACATATGTTCTGACATTCAAATTCTCCATAATATAATAAAATCAAACCGGTAGTGCGAAACCGGCGGTTCGTTATTTAATGTCGTTCATACTCTCAAACAAGGCTTCAAACTCTTTGGATTCTGCAACCTCAGTCTGGAATGAATTCTTAAACTGAGTCTTTGCCATACGTTTGATAATCTTTTTAGGAATTTTTAATTCTTCATTTGATACTTCAATAATGTCCTTGATAGCCTGATTGTTGGAATCATTGCGTTGCATATGCAATACAACTTCTTCAATATAACCTTTAAGTTGTTTTAATTGTACATCATCAAAAGAACCGAACAATGTATTAACTTTGGTCATATTATACTCCGCTGAAAGAAAGGTCTGAATCTTTAGATTCGATTGCGATCCAATATTGAATATCTTCTTTTGTATTTTTGAAAGATGATAAACCTTTGCTGCACAATTGAACACTGTAAGAACCTGGAAGCATCTTAAAGTTTTCAGTTAAGAATACTGCTTTGAATTTCTTACCATTGCCATCAGAAATTTCTGTGGAGTTTGTGTGTGAAGAATTGTCTTTAGGATCAAAAGATGTGATTGAAATCTTTTCACCATCAGATTCAATTGCAATGTTAGGTGATTGTAAAACACTTGCACTCTTTAGAATGGAACTCAAGTCA